TTTAGAGCGTGACGGGCATTTTTTTGAGAAACTTAACAGGCAAGGTTTAGGCCCCTGACTCGATAATATCGAGAAGTGGCTTTCTGACTAATGTGCTTTTGTTGGGAGCCAGCTTACGAATCGGGCTATCCGTTCGCAGTGAAACTCCCTTGGCAATACGATCACGCCGGTAGGTCTTAACTGGAGCTTTCCCCGCAGTTCTGATGGTTCTTCCTTCTCGCAGTTCATAACCACGGATGAATTCCTTGGTTTGGTCTACAACCAGAACCGTTCTGCGTACCGGATGGGTATGTGTACCCTTGTACCAGAAACGAGCAACAGGCATATTTTTGACTATTTCATACTTCATCGTCGTCTCCTCACTTCCTAAGAATTTCATTGAGCAATTCTGCCGCATATTTGGCATTGCTCAATAGTTTATTTGAAAAGCGATTGTCGGTCAACGGAACTTTGAACAACATATTTCTTTTCACAATATCCGGGACGGTATCCGGTTCCATCTGATCTTCCGGCAGTTCTACTTCGGCAACTGCCATATACGTTTGATTTTTGTAGTCTTTGAAGAAGTCTAGTTCCCAGGTATTTTTTCCGTGTTTTATAATATACCGAATCTTTTCCAACTGGTTCAAGGCCAACAACCAAAGATCATTGAAGTCTCTTTGATCGAGTTTGGTTTCCACTTCAACGCACCTCCCAGCGGTATTGACTTTGAGCGTGAAGTAGTAGGATTCTGAACCATTGGATTTTTTAACTGACTTTCGGATGCGTGTGGTGATTCCTCGTGTGGCAATGAGGTATCCCTGAGAGATCGAATACTGCTCAGAAGAAAGCTCATTGACGGCCATCTCGCACTCGGATCGAATGATAAACTTACGTTCGTTTTCGGTCGGCATTATTTTCCCTTTTTAGAGTCCACGCACGATTTGTTTGAAATGATCCAGGTCTTCACGACTGGCTTGCACTTGTCCTTCAAGGAAGATTTCAAGCCATGTTCCATCGACGCCACTCAATTCGTCGGCGTCTTTCATTCGCTGGACATAGTTCTTGACGACTTCCTCTTCCATCATAACAGCATATTCCATGATGTCTTTAGGGTCTGTGTATTTTCCGAAATCATTTGATTCAAAAGTGGCAGTTCCGCCCAAGCCAATGATAACGTCTGAAAATTGTGACACATGCAGCATTTCTGAAGCCGCCTCTTTGAGAAACAACTCCTTGTATTCAGCACAATGCAGGCCGGTCACGGCGCTCGCATGATACAAGTAAAAACGTAAATGCTTCCATTCATTTTTGAGATCGTCATTCAACATCTGAATCATCTTGTCTTTGTTCATCATTTAATCCTTGTGAAAATGTACATCTTTGTGTCCGTGATCGTGCGTGTATTCCATCTCCAGGAATCCACCATAATTGAACGATGGCTTAGTATCTGAATTGACAACTTTCCACGTCAATTCAAATCCATACTTCGCCACTTTCTCAATGCCAGAGAAATTGATTTTATCCGCTGTATCTCTCGGCGTGTGGTAATTGTCGTGCATTCCAGTATGCAGGAATGTAATTGGAACCTTCTTATTGTAGAAGCAGGCGTGGTCGCTGCCACCACTGCTTCGGCCTGTAATGCTCTTGGCAAATGAGTATTTTGCACTCAATTCGTCAATGATGCTCGACACGTCGGGAGAGCTTTCCCCTTCGTTGAAGGCAACGGCAGTTCGAGCTTTCCCCAAATATCCAACCATATCCATATTGAGCATGAATATATGCTTGCGGATATTTGGACTTCCCTTTGGGAAAATAGGGTTGTCACAATAATATCGTGAACCAATTAACCCCATTTCTTCGGCACTGAAAGACATGAAGACCACGGTTCTTTTGTTCTGACCACGCAAGGATGCAAAGGTTTTGGCGATTTGAAGCAAGGCCACCGTTCCTGATGCGTTGTCGTCAGCACCAGGATGAATCTTCCCGCCGCCCGCAAGACTCATGGACGGACCCCAACCAATATGGTCCATGTGTGCGCCAACAACTACGATCTCATCTTTTAATTCGGTGCCTTCAATCCAGGCGATGATGTTCTGCGTGAAATCATCGCCTGTTTCGTTTTTCGGCCCAGAATTCATTCTTTGGATATTGAACTTTTGATATTCCGTATCGAGGCCGAAACTTTCATATATCTTTTTCAGATAATCGGCAGCGACAACATTTCCTTTTTTGCCCGACATCCGACCTTCAAGTTCGGCAGAACACAAATATTCTAAATGCTTTTGCAATTCGCTTTCAGATATATCTGCGATGGCTTCATCGTAAGTCTTTTTGCGTGGCGGGTCCACATCGGGTGGCGGCAACGGATTGACCGGAGGAACGAATTCTTTTTCAGCAATGGGCGGCGGGACATCACGTTTGCTGATATACACAGCAAGCAAAATAATTCCCAGCGACAAGACAACGAGAGGGAGCTTACGCATGGCAAACCCTGTTTTATTAGTGTGTTGGCTATATATTCTGTCCAAACAACCTACAAGGAAGCGAGGACGCAAACTTAATTAGAAAAGGAATATAATGGATCAAGCCGTATTTTTCAAGAGCAAACGTGACTCTATTTGGCGGGGCAAATACAAAACCCTAGAAGAATTCTACAAGAGTGGTGGGAAGATACTTAAAAGAGGGGAGGGCAAAAAGAGCCGTCTCCAATATGATCCCGACTACTACACTCTCGACAAGTACGAACTTGAAATTGATCCCGATGAGCCGCTGGAAAACTTCGATACTTACGACCCAGCCCGTCGTCAAAAAGAGATCATCAAGTGTTATAACAGCTTCGCTTATTTCTGCCACAAATACGTGAAGATTCTTCACCCTATGGACGGTTTGATTCCGTTTGTATTATACAACTATCAGCGGAAGGTTATCCAGGAATACGAAAACCACCGATTTAACATCATCAGCAAGTTTCGTCAAGGAGGATTGACGACAGTGACTTTGCTGTGGGGCATGTGGCGCTGCATGTTCCAACTCGACCAACAGATCATGATTTTGGGACGAACCGACCGTGATGCCACGGATATTGGCATGATGGTGGATCGTTCTATTGAGAACTTCCCGGAATGGCTGAAGCCAAAGAAAGACGGTAAGTGGAATGACCACATGAAAATGTTCACGGACACCGGGTCAGCCTTAAAGTTCCACTCTCCTGAAGCCGCTCGTGGTAAGTCCGTTACATTCTTAATCGTGGATGAAGCTGCGTTCATTGATGACATGGACAAACACTGGAAAGCTATGTGGCCTATTCTTTCGACGGGTGGTGGTTGCACCCTCGTATCGACGGTGAATGGCCTGGGCAACTGGTATGAACAAACCTACCACGAAGCACAAGAAAAGCAAAACCGATTCAATATCATCGACTTGGATTATTGGGAACACCCCGACTACAACGACGACGAATGGGTTAAAGAACAAAAGGCACAACTCGGCGAGAAAGGCTTCTTGCAAGAAGTGTTGCGTGAGTTTCTTGGCTCCGGTGATACTTACTTCTCCGCTAAGGTCATCACGCAACTCACAGAGCAAACCAGAAACAATTACCCTAGCCGTAAGTTGTTCCCGAAATGGGTCAACAAGTCAGGCCGTATTGCTGTATTGGAAAGCGAAGACCACAACAAGGGTGCTATGTGGGTCTGGAAAGAGCCAATTGATGGACACGAATACATTATTGGCGCTGACGCTGCTGAAGGTCAGGGCAACAACAATGACAATTGCTGTTTTCAGGTAATCGACACAGCAACTTTGGAACAAGTGGCCGAGTTTTACTCCAATATCATTGTGCCTCACGAATTCGCTCAGGTGCTTAACGAAGTGGGCATTTACTACAACAATGCTTTGATTGTTGTCGAAAACATGGGTCCAGGCGGCGCTGTTTTGAGTAACCTCCAATTTACCTTATTTTACGAGAATCTTTATTACGAAAGCCTTAAATCGGCCAACATGAAACCAGGCATCAAAATTGGACAAGTAAACCGATCTCTATATTTGGAATCTCTCCAAAATCGGCTATTGAACCAAACTGTGCGTATTAACAGTATGCGATTCGTCATGGAACTTCAGACTTTTGAGTACAACCCTGTCACTCGAAAGGCTGAGGCTCAAAAAGGCAAGCACGACGACGCTATTATGTCTATGTGTATGGCCCTTTATGTTCGTGATTCCATGTTGCGAGACATACCTATGGGTGCAGAGATTCCGAAAGAAGTAACGGCCACGCTAAAAGCTCAGGTATACGAAGAAATCAAACGTGAATTGATGGAAGGAAGACCAGAAGATTTCCTCATGGACGATGAAATAGACCTTTTATCGCCCGATAAAGATTCTGTTATGCCCGGTGTTATCTTTAATATCCAAAGAAGAGGAGATCGTTTGCTTCGTGAATTTGGATGGTAAATGACAATTTATTGATTTATTTTGTTGGTGATTACGAAAGAGGCGAAATTAAATGTCGTTCATGAAATACCTCGAAAATAAAGCTCGACCAAGCATCCTTGTCGTCATGGACGAATACAAGGAAAAGCTGCACGCTGATATGGCGAGCCTTATGCTCAAGCCGGATCAACAGCTTATTGAAGCCCGCAAGAATATCGTCAACATCAAAGATGTTTCCAGGACGCTATCAGAACTGGCGTATCCATTGTCTGACGAGTTCAAGATGGCAATACGCACAGGCGATCCGAAAAGAGTAAATCACGCCCATATGACCTTCCGTCGCTGGGTGGATTATCACAATCCAGACCGTGCATTGTCTGACAAAATAGAAACAGCAATGTTTCAATATCAGACTAAGTTATATGGAAAAGAATTTGGCCCAGAAGAAGCTGATGCGGTCGCTAAATCTTCTTTGTCTGAATCAACATCCATCCTCGACCAGATGTCGCACAATATAAATTTGGCAATATCTAAAATCTCTACATGGCATAATCATAAAATTGTCATAGAGGCCATCTGCCCAGAAGTGGGATGGGTGGTATCGGAAGCCAAAATCACCGTAGGCGAAGCGTTCCATGCAGTTTTCTTGTACGAACATACGTCAACGGGATTTAAGGCGAAATTGCTCACAGAAGAAGATATGCCCGCAAGTCTCAAAGTTGATATGCAAGATTTGCTGGCAAAGCTAAGAACCAACCCTAAATACAACAAGATATTGACTTTGTATATGACAAGGCCAATATCCGAACGTCGATATTTTGAAATTGCAAAAAGAGATTTGTCACTTGGAATTGAAGCGGTTTTGCCGAGCCACATCACCTTAGCGACAAGTCCTTTGCCTGGAGACTCCGATGTATGGAAAGTCCGGGTTGAAGAAAAATACCTTAAAGAATATCTCCATGAGGGAGATGTAAAAGAATACCAAGTCATCGGGGAAGAAGCCCCAATGCGATGGATCGAGAGGATGAGTAAATGAAAAACAACACAAACGAGACAAGGGTTGCTTTGCAGAAAGCGTTAGCGCAAGTACCGCAAGACCATGCTTTGTCAGAAGTACGTTATCACATACGGGCCGCTCTAGGAAAGCTGGAGACTGTTGAGAAGAAACGGGATCGTCGTGAGGTTAACTCGGAACGTCGTGAATTGGCACAGGGCCAAGGCAATGCGTATTCGTATGACCCATTCCGAGCAATTCAGGCTATTGACGAGGAAATCGCCAAAGAGAAAGCCAAGATTGAAAACATTCAACAACGCCGCCGTACACAAGATGACGAGAAAGATGACGGCGATGAGCTTCAAACAGTTTTTGGTTAACGAGGGACGTAGAAATAAATACGACTACTCTTCATTATTGGTCGAGCCGCCAGAAGAAGTTACAGACAATGTAATTTCTTGGGGGTGGGATCATGTACCTAATGAATCGGTGTTTCTTGATACCAAAGACCCCAGCTTTGGTCGAGAAGATGACCCTCATATTACTTTGATTTATGGCATTCACACAGACATCTTAAAAGAAGTGTCTGATTTGTTTATCAAAGAAAAAGAGTTTGAGTGCAAGTTGGGCAAGATTGATATGTTTACGAAAAGCGATAAATTCGATGTGCTAATCGTAAACGTGGAATGCGAAGAGTTACACAGGCTAAACTGTAAGATGCGAAGAAGTTTAGAAGCCACTGAGAGCTATCCTGTTTATGTGCCTCACGTTACAATTTGCTACATGAGAAAAGGTCAAGGCAAACAATACATTGGTAATGACGCTTTTGTAGATGAAAAGTTTACGATCAACAAGATTTTATTTTCTTCAAAGACTGGCGAAAAAACCCCAATAAAGTTAGGTGCAAAATGAAAAAAGATTGGCATGGCTTAGTTAAGATTCTCGAAATCCAACACGTCCGAGATGGCAAGGTGATTTGGGAAGAGAAAAATCTACTCAACACTTTGCATATTGGTGGAGAGATGTTTATGTTGACTTGCGCATTTGACAGCAGCCCAGGAACATACCCGCCAGCAAACTATTACTTTGGACTCGACAATCGAGGGGCGATCACCGTTGATGATCTCATGACGGATATTATTGATGAACCATCTGGCAATGGATATTTGCGGCAGGCTGTAAGTTCGTCAAATCAATTTACAATTGACATTGTAAGTGGCGTTTACCGAGCCACCAGCCAGATCGTTACTTTCAGTTCGACAGGCGCAGGCTGGGGTCCAGTATCCAATTTGTTCATGGCAACTAGCGTAGATGGGTCCGGCATTCTATTGGCCAGTAATCCACTGTCAAATAGCATCACGCTCACAAACGGCGATGCCATCAACATGCGTATGGCTCTCGCTCTCAGAGATGTGCCAACTTAACTACTCATGGTATCTTGAAGCAATTCGTCAGGCTTAATTTCAACAAAATGCACCACATTGAATTTGTGGACGCCTTGTTGAACTTTATTGTATTGCCTGAACTCCAGCCATTCAGAACCACCGTCTTTCACGTCCAATAGTCTTTCGGATGTGCCTAGCTGAACGGCTACAACATCCTGCACTTCTTCAGGCACATTGTCGCCACCAAGCTCCAATTTCTGCGGTAGATTGATGTTGTAGCCTTCTTCCATAGGCATAATTGCCTTGTTGATCGCTTCGTTCGTCAATTTGTACTTACAGAACATCTCTTTGGCAGGCTCGGAAGTGGTGCCACGATGGAACCATACAGGTACACTCACGCCCGTAACTTCAAGAGATTCGCCAGAATGCAGCTTATATCGCTGCTCTCGGCTCAAATAGATGTAATGCGAAATAGTCAATGTTGCCATTCTTTGTTCCTCACGAATATATAGATGGTAGGAGTCTTCATGCTAAGGAGTAGCAATGTTCAAATTATCTTGTATTTTTGTCTTGTTGGTTAGTTTCCTGGCCCCACTTGCCAGCGCTGAAACACCCTCTGTGTATTCATACGATACACTAGACAATATGCCGATTATGGAGCGTCGGCCTACTGGCTTTGCAGGCATGGCTCCAGTCGAGCAACGTGGTCCAGAGTTCCGTAAGTTTCTCGCTGCATCTGTCAAAATTAGCGTAGGCGGCGGGTCTGGTTCTGGAACCATTGTTTATTACGATGCAGCTAAAAATCTCGCTTACGTCGCATCTTGCGGGCATATGTGGAGTCAAGGAACCATGTCCGCAGAAGAAGGCAAGCGTCGAAATATGACTTGCAAAGTCATCACTTGGTATCATAACGAAAAGAAGCTAGATGCTCCCAAGAGCTACAATGCCAATGTGATATTCTATAGTTACATCAGCGGTCAGGATACGTCACTTGTGACTTTTACTCCAGATTGGCAACCTGAGTATTTCCCCATTGCTCCTGTGAACTACGAGTATAAGGCTGGTCGCCACGCTCACTCATTGGGATGTGATGGCGGCAATGAGGTCGCTCACTACGACATCGAAATGCTTGGACTTGGTGGCGGTGATTTGGTCACGAACCAAAACAGCCCACGCCCAGGACGATCTGGTGGTGGGCTAATGGATGATGACGGATACTATATTGCGACTTGTTGGGGAACCCAATATCGTGACGGTAGCGGCAAAGGGTTCTTTACTCCTTTGTCTGCCATTCACGGATATTGGAACAAGCAAAGTGGATATGAGTTCTTGTTGAGCCAGAAGCCGGGCGGCACAGCACGCCAGATTCCTGTCAAAGACCGCAGTGGTACACAAGGCACATACACGCCAGAATATATTTTGCTTCCGGGTGGACGTTAATGTTGAAAGTTGAAAAAAAACATTACTATATCCGATTTGGACTTGGAGATCGGTGGGCTTCTGTTTCATTTCTTCTCAGAAAATCACAAGAAAAAGGCCGTCCAGTTTTTATTGATGGCGAAGCTGACTCAGGACACTTTTACGAGTTGGCTAGTTATTTTGATACAACTGGCCAACTCATTTATGAGAAGGGTCGGTCAATATTGCCAATGAATTACCATGAGGCTTTTTCAACAAAATATCTTCCAACAAAAAATACCTGGAGAGATACAAATAGCAAAGTTGTGGCATACCAATTTGATGGCGTTACGTCATTCTGGGATAAAAATCCATCTGATAAAGAAATAACCGAATTCCTGAACCATCTCACTTCCCGTGGGTTTACGCCGGTAGATTTAGGACACATGAAGCCATTGCCTTACATCATCGAAACATTGACCACATGCAAATTCTTCGTTGGATGTGCAAGCGGCATAGGTCACATCAGCATGAGTGTCAATACGCCTATGTGCATTATTCTGCACAATCTGCCAGAAGGTGGCCCGCCACCTTATGGCGCAGAATATCAAAGAACAGTTTACAGCAGCAAACCAGATGTTCAATTCTTCAAATACTTAAAGGACTTGATGAACCATTTAGGTTAAGCTGTAAAACTGGCAGATTTTACGATAATCACATCGTCGGCACTGGTCATTCACACGACCGTAAACATCATCAGGATGGGTGCCGATGATTTCTTTATATGCGTCATGCAATTCCTGCTCGGCAGAAATCAGTGATTCTTCGCTGAACTTGGTGGCGATCAAATCCCCACCTTCCAGGTAATATAACGCAGCCCGAATATTCTCGGCCTTTGCCCCGAATTCTTTTTGCACAACCCGTGCGTAACAACGAAGCTGAATATCGTTGCGGATCGTATTGGCGTTCTTCCGGTAGAATCCCTTCTTCGTCGTCTTGTAATCCAAAATGAAATATTTGTCACCCCGGATAATCAATCGGTCGATAAATCCCGTGATGAAATGCTGGTCGGGTGGCTGGAGATCGTAATGGAATTGCCACTCCAGATGCCCGTCAAATCCAATGCGGTCACTTAACTGCTTGAGATTCCGAACGTGTTCTGGTAACTTCTTTTTGTAGCTCGCTTCCAGAACTGGCGGGCCTTGCCCCTTCTCGACTTCGATAATTCCGTGCAGGCAGTCGTGGGCAATATCTTCAATTGCACGTTGGCCTTGCTCTTGGACGTATACTTCGGCTATCTTATGAACCAGTTTCCCGTACACGAAATACGGTTGCACCGGACCTTCGACCGGAACCTTCAGGTGGTAACGGAATTTGTATTTAGCTTGGCATTCATTCCAGGTTTGCTTACGAGAAACGCTGATGTGTTCACAGATCAAATGGTCTTGGCTCATAACGACTCCACCAAAGGGTAAGTGTATTGTAAAGTATATTGTAAAGTATATGGATCAGTCGAACTAGAGGGAAATATGGCTGTTGACTTCAATAAATTCGTGAAATGGGCAAAGGCCCGCTTTGGCGAGGACAATATTCTCGTCAAGGGTAAAGAAGTGCGCATCAACAGCATATTTGACAAAGGCGACGATGATTTCCATCTTTGGTGTTCGCCAACAGGCGGCAAGAAGAAGCGTAAGTTTGGTGTGTATCACTGCTTTAAGACCGACCAGAAAGGCAGTTTGATAAAGCTGGTTCAGATTGTTGATAGTTGCGACAGAGAAGACGCACTGACAACGCTTGATGGCCGAACCAGCATTCGAGACTTGGAGAAGCAGCTTGAGGATATGTTCGCCGATCCGGTCGAACAGGAACCAATAATTCCCAAGCCAGACTTGCAATTGCCATTAGGATGCGAACTGATTTCGGACCTTGGCACCAATAATTGGTGGCGAAAGAAGGCAGAAGAATACCTTACAAATCGTCATCTTCCAATTGATGGGCTTTATATCTGCACAGAAGATAGATACAAAGCCAGAATCATCATTCCCTATTACGACCGCAATAAAAAGCTCGTGTATTGGAATGGTCGGCATATTGGAAAGTCTAAATGCAAGTATCTTGGTCCACCCAAAGAGGTTGGCGTTGGCAAAGAAGATGTCGTGTTCATGGCAGGTTCGTGGCCAAGTGCTGGCTCAACCGTCTATCTTTGCGAAGGTGAATTCAACGCAATCAGCTTGTCTCTCTGCGATCTGAATGCCGCCGCTTGTGGTGGTAAAAATATGAGTGAAAAGCAAGCTCTAATGCTCACAGATTACAAAATCGTATTGTGTCTTGACCGAGACAAAGCCGGTAAGCAAGGCACGACAAAGATGACTTCTATGATTTCTTCGGTGGAAACTGTCAAGGGAAATGAAAAACTAAAATTCGTGATACCACCGCCAGGATATAATGATTGGAACGAAATGTTGGTCAAATTAGGGGCAGCAGTTCTCCATCACTATATCCAAAAAAACCAACGTCCACTTGACTATTCTTGGCCTCACGGAACTCATGCAAGTTATGTCAAGGACTTACTCGGTTAAGGCATGAAAGCACTTACAGTCAAAAAACTCCAGGAAGCATTCGTGGGCAAGGTATGCACCATACTCACTTCTACCGTTGCCAAGACGGACTTCCAGGACCAGCAATTCTCCGACTTCTTTACGGCAATTATTGAGTCTTTGGATGAAGATGGCATCTTCGCCAAGCACCACATGACAGGATGCCGCAATTACTATACTTGGCCACACATCATAGGCGTTCTTGAAGAACAAGTGATTCAACAAGATGATCCTAAGTATGAAGAAATCATGCAAGAGATTAAAAAGGCACCTGTTGAGCGTCAACAGAATATTGTGCCTGTTGATCCTAATGCTTCCCTTTTTGTAGACCCCGAAATGATGGCATCCCTGGCACGACAAGCTAAGGAAGCCCAAGGAAAAATGTTGAGGAAACAATAATGCGTAACAATATGGATTTGATCCGTGTAACTGAAGCTGCTGCAATCGCTGCCGCAGCCTGGGTGGGCAGTGGTAAGAAACTCGAAGCTGATTTGGCCGCTACTAACGCCATGCGTGACAGACTTGATCGCATGGATGTTGCAGGGACAGTCCAGATTGGAGAAGGCAAAAAGGACCAAAGCTATGGTTTGTTCAAAGGCGATCTAGTCGGACGTGGCTGGCATCACAATGAAGACGGCGAAATCATTATGTGGGATCAAAACACCAAGGAAGTAGACATTGCGCTCGACCCTATTGACGGAACAACGCCCACAGTAACGTCAGGACCAGAAGCCATGAGTGTCATTGCTATGGCCGATAAAGGAGCCATGTATGACACAGATGAGCATTACATGCTTAAACTGGCTGTCAGTGGCGATGTAGCCCGTAGAACCAATCTTTACCTTAGCACGCCATTGCCTGTATTGTGCAAACAAGTTGCTGAAGTCTTGAATAAGCCTGTGGACAAATTGATGGTTTGCATTCTTAATCGTCCACGTCACGAAGAATACATTGCCCAAATGAGAGAGTTGGGCGTCAGAATCAAGTTGATCCAAGACTGCGACATCTCTGGTGCAATCGCTGCTGCCGATGGTGGAAATATTGATATGCAGTTTGGTGTAGGTGGCGCACCTGAAGCTGTTGTTACGGCGGCTGCGGTCAAGTGTTTGAGAGGATTCTTCTTGGCCCAAGTTTGGGACAAAGATGTGGGTCTAAAGGGAGACGCCTTCTCCCATGATGACTTGGTGAGAAGTCACTGTTGTTTTGCTGCCACCGGCATTACCGATGGCAGTCTATTAAAGGGAGTTTCTGTGAACTCTCGTGGTCCTACAACTCACAGTGTCATTATGCGATCTGAAAGCGGTACAGTCCGCTGGGTTCAAGCCAGACACGGCAATTGATTACTTTTTGGACTTCAGATTGAAGCTGCCAATGTAACGACTACCATCAAAGGTTCCCTTGAATATACCAGGGGATTCTTTACTCATTTCGCCCTTCCATTCATAATCGGCACCGTCAATTTTGGCGGTGCCTGTTAGTTTATCTGGAGGACCGCTGAAATTCACTTCGTAGTCGAATTTAACGCCCATCCAGATTCCATAGAAGCGACCTTTCCATTTGTCGCCTCCCAGGTCTGTGACTTCGGCAGTCATAATGCCGTCGAGCTTTCTATTGGTCGTAAGCCACTCCCCTTCATAAACGAACTGAGCGGCTACAGTCGGATGGATTGTGGATGTCGTCGTTGCCAATACTGTCATTAGCAACAAAGCTGCAAATGCACTTTTCATCTATCGCCTTTTTTGAAGTTGTTCTTTGAAATACTGCGTTCTCTCTGTGAACGAAAGCATTTCAATCTTCTTTTGTTCTACTAAAGGCTGTGGCACGCCTTTGCGTTCATGAAGACGCTGCTTATAGAAGTTCTTCACATCTGTTATATTCCACTCGATTTCCATATTGGAAAGTTCGTGAACTCCCAACTCGCTTTCGAGTTCAACAAGGTCCGCTCTGTCTTTTACAGTCTTCAATGTTCTTAGCAATTGTTCTTTTGTATCTTCATCCGACAATGCTTCAATACGGCCCTTTAGTTCCTTTTTCATTTGTCTGACAGGCTTTTCTTTAGGTTCCTCTTTCGGCGTAGGATTCGGAATGGCCTCAGCACCATCCATGCCTGCAACTCTGGTCTTTGGATCAGGCGGCACATCTGTAGGATTTTCGTCGCCGCCCGTGTGCATAGGCTCGCTCAATCCAGAGCCATCTCCAGTGAACTTCTTCACTTCAGGCACTTCATCGCCAATGCTTCCAACACGGTCCCTCAAAGAAGGCTTGGCTGGCTCAGGGGTTGGCATTGTAGGGGTTGGATCGGCCATAGTCGCAGTCTTTGGTGCTTCAGTCTCACCGCCTGCCATAGCTGCGTCACGAGCCGCATCAACGTCCGAAGGGGCCGTTGAACGAGGCATCCTTCTACGAGCTTGTTCCGTGGCAGCTTTCGCTTTTTCTACTCTAGTATGAAGTTCTGACACGCTTTTTATTGGAGACTCATGGTGTTCCCAGCGATCTAAATTGTGCATATCTCTATGCCATTTCGATCCACTTTTTATCCCTGCGCAATTTTTGCTAATTGGCAACTTTTTAGTTTCTTGAGCGTTTAGGATTTCTCTTCGTGGATCGCCAATTCGCAAAATCCAAGGCATATTTCTTATTCCGTGATCTGTTAAACAGCCGTCAATAAGTTGCCCATTCTGATGTGCTTGTCCACCACCATATCTGTTCCATCTATTCATTTCATCAGAAGTAAGTTCATTCCACTTCTTTCCAGTGGTAGGTGGAGTAAAATATATACCATGCTCGGAATCAGCAGGATCGGCATCTGGTGAAGTGGCATCTGGTGAAGTGGCATCTGGTGAAGCCGAAGGTCCAGAAACAGGAGCTTTTTCATCTCCGTTGAATTGTGTATTCAAGCGGGTAAAATCATCAGCAGCTTTTTGTCTGATTGAATCTTTTTTGCTTTTGAGTCTGTCGATCAAATCCTGGGCTGTTTTTATATCCATTTTTTTGGATTTTGCCCAACCTTCTATAACCGTGACTAAACTCATAAATCCACTTGGGACTTTAGAATCTTGTTCTTCCTCTTCTTGAGGAGCAACTGATGCAGCAGGCTCATTTGGTGTTCTCATTGAAGAAGCAGCAGACATAGGAGAACCGTCTT